AACGCTATAGTCACCGTTGACTCTGAGAAACTGTCCCATTTACGATCCTAGATTACAGTGCTACTAGTAAAATATCATCAGATGAAGAATCGTCTGCTAGAGACCACTTATAACGAGCACCAGCAAAATCCGTAGCGATTCGTTTGTTTAATTTCTGTAATCTTCTTTTATTTGTAGCATCGTTGTTGTCAGCAGCCACACGACCTGACATCACCATTTCGCCTGTTGATAAGTTGCCACTTTCTTTATTGACTAGTCTACATTGTGCTGTTGCATTGTCTGATTGATCTTGTACTTTATATGACCTTGCACCTTTTTGTTTTACGATAAACACGTCGTCTCTGATTGTGCCACTGATGTTAGCAACAACTCTAATACCAACCCCGGTTGTTTGAAAAGTTCCAAACACTACTACACCATTTACATCTCTTTTTACTGGACGTCCCATTTGATTTCTCCTTGTGATTTTTTAGATCATACGCGGCGGGTACCGCATAAGTCCGATTTTACGGCTCTTAATTTATGATAAAGTATTTATCCGTCTTCGTTCTATATTATTCTTTCCGTTATGAGTTTCGGCGTGTCTTTTATACCATAACTCTGACTTGCCTGTATAACCGGGTATAGGCTTTCCTTTTAGAGAATTGCTTATTTTTCTTTTAGTTTCTTCTGACAGTTTTTTACCTAACTTACTTTCTCTAACAGCGTTAGCGTATTCGGTTTTCATCATGCTATATATTTTTGATGTTACTTTAACTCTATGCTGTTTAGAATTGCCTTTATTCATCATCCAGAGTGCATATACCATTTTATTTTTATTTGTTGATTCTACCATTTTAGTTAATAGCAAATGACAAATAAAGTGTTCTCTAGGAGTTAGCTTAACTAAATTGTCGAAAGTATTGTTACCCCCTAGCGATTTTGGAATAATATGATGAGATTCTGAGTACGAATCTGCCTGCCGATATTGTGCTCTTTTGATTATATTAAAATAACACGTTGTATATTTGTTTTGTAAATACATTGCTGATACTCCTATATAGTATTAGAGCTCCTGGATGTTGACGCATCGCGAGGGGCACCCTTTATTTATCCGCGGCTCAACAGACTCATCAGTTCCATTTTTTCTACAGTGGCAACGATTCGATTTATTTCATTTAGTTCTCGCTGTGCCTGTTCCAAATGGCTGCGACTGTGCGTTTGTCTGTAGCGTATACCAGCGTTGCTGAACTCTACGATGTGCTGTTCTACCATGCGTTCAATTTGTTGAACATCGTGAGCAAACATAGGAAATCTCATGCGCCATTGATTAATGTGTCTGCGCAGTTGGGGGAAATCTCGATCGCTGGTTACCTGCATCAAGGTATTTAAGTCAAACAAAAAGGCTCCGAAGAGCCTTTTTGAAGTTTGCAAAACGTTCTGCGTATTAAGCGAAACGTAGGTTAGCGGATGTTACAGCAACAGTCGCTAGGTAGTCAGCTGCGTTACCTAGAGAAGAAGCTGTGTTTGTCAACTCAACATAACCATAACGTGTCATGAATGATACGACTGGTTCGAAAGTTGCTGGATCAAGAACAACACCACTGCTCATCAATGGAATGTATGGGCAATAGAATGCTGCTGCATCAGACTCAGAACCACCTTTGTAACCTACTAGAACGTTGTCGTTCTCAGCGTATGTGTTAACATACACTTTCATTGCGCTGTTCAATGTACCAACAAACTTGGTGTTTGTAGGTGCTTCGAATGTACCTTCTGTTGTACGAGCAAATGCGCTGGTAGTAGCAGATTGTAGCAGTGTCAATGTAGTTGGGGAAACAACAGCCCAATTACCTGCACCACGACGTGTACGCTGAGCGATCAAGTTAGCAGCACGGTTGATTTGAACAGCTAAAGCAGCATGCTCGTCACCAACGAATGTAGCTGTACCAGAAACAGCAGCTTGGTCATAGGTCAATACAGTAGAGCTCAATGTAGCCAAGCTACGTAGAACTTCTTGATCGATCTCAGCTGTGATCTCTTGTGCAAGAGCAGCCATGATCTCTGCTTCGATGTCAATGCCTTGTTGGGCCTGTGCATCTTGAGCAGCTTCAAATGTCCAACGAGCTGATAGCTTACGTGTTTTAGCTTCAACTGTTTGTTTCAAGATTTGAATGCTTAGTTTGTTACCAGCAACACCTTCTAAGGCTGCTGTTGAAGCAGGCTTACCTGTTGTGGCGCCAGAATAGCCTTCAGCAATCTTGAATGGGCTCAGTGCTTCTTCACCAGCAGTAGTAGCACCACCTGTTGTTCCAGCAAATGTATCGCTGTAACGTACTCTTAGAGTGTGGATTTGACCAACTGGTCCAGTTAGTGGCTGTACACCAACTAGTTCATTAGCGATGACCGTAGGCATCACACGTCTGATCACTGGAAGGATCACACGATTTAGGGTTGCAACGTTACCGGCGGATGTAGCACCAGCTGTAGCACTCTCTGACAAATACTTGCGGGTATTTTCTAGAGTAGTTGCCATTACTGAACGCTTGTTACCTTGAAGACCTTCTAACAGTGCCTCTTTGGTTTCCGACCAGCGTGACTCGAGTAATTGTGACATTATAGTTCTCCTTAAACTTTTAGTCCCGCAAGCCTGCGGATGTCAAATATTTCAGCGGTTTTTTCTTCACCACTGAATTGTTGTGCCTGTGCTTTGTCGCCTGTGATTTCTTTGCCTTCAGATAGTACTTTCTTCGCCGGGGTAGCACCGTTCATCACTGAACTGATATACTTGTCGAAAGCTGTACGTAGCTTTTCTGTCTGTACTGATTCTAGTAGACTGCTCATTACTTCACGCTTATCACCGGTCAATGGGCCTAGCAATTCGCTCATAACTTCCTTGCGTTGGCTGCTTTCTTTGATGATGCGTAGTTCACGATTTCTATTTTCTACCAGTGATTGTGTATCTGCAACAACTCGTGCTGCTTCTTCTAATTCTGCTTCTTTGACTGCAACTACTTTGAGAAGTTTAGCTGTCTCAGATTTTTCATTTAGATGACTTGCAGCATATTCGCTGGCAAAGCTTTCAAAAATCCTGCGACCAAAGTCATTTCTACGAGCAGCTTCAATGTCTTCACGTAGCTGAGTCATTTCAGAACGCAGTCCTTTTGCGACTGTTTCTTCGATGATTTTAGCGGAACGTGCTACAAAATCTTTCTTGATCTGTTCAAACTTGGCCTTGCTTTCACGAACCAATTTTACTTTGGTTTCGGCCAAATCTTTCTTGTCAGTGTGGAATTCTGCGATTTCTTTCGCTAGTGCATCCACGATAAAAGATTCTAATTTTTCAACATTACCAGCTACTGCTTTGCGATCTTCGTGTAGTTCTGCCAGTTCTTTCTTGAGATTTTGAAGCACGAATGATTCCATTGCTTTGGCATCAGACTTCATTTTCTTGTGATACTTGGCACGAGCTTCAATCAGGCCTTGGCGGTCTTCTGCAAGCTCGCCTAGTTCTGCTTGTAGGCGATCTGTTAGCATAGCTTCAACAGCTTCTACCATAGCGCCTTTGTCGTGTTCGTATTTCTGTGCAAATTCTTCACGTAGTGTAGCAGTGACTTCATCACGGTTTTCTTGAATTCTGCTATTCCAAGCGGATTCAATTTCCGATTTGATTTCCTCGGAAATCACATTGTTCTCGAACAACTGTTTAACGATATCTAACATGTGATTCTCCTTGTTATTTGAGACCTGAAATTATGCGTTTCAGACTCTCTGCTAGGTATTTTTGTGCCTGTGGATCGCCTTGGACTTGTTGTGCTATTTGGTAGGCCTGATAACCGCCTGTGTTATTCATTAGGTGTTCATATACTGGTGTAGGATAAGCGCCAGGGGCGCTGGGCTGTGCTACAACATCTACAGTAATTATTTCGAATCCTTGTACTTTACCTTCGCCGTCAACTTCTCCGCTGCCTCTGGAGCTGACGCCTAGTTTCACTCCCGACTCCAACATGGTCTGAATCAACTGACCCATGGGAGTTGGAAGTATTTTAAGTTTTCCGTAGCCGTTAGGACCATCCATCCACATCTTGGTAATCATATGACTAACACGATCTAGATTGATTTTTAAATCCTGTGGGTGATCAACTTCTCCCAGCACAGAGTAACCACCAGCGATCTGCTCGTTGAGCGTTTTGACAGCCTTGCCAATTTCTTGAGAAGAATAAACACGTTGGTTTGCATTGCGGATGTCTCCTTGAATGCAAATACCGTTTAAATGCAGCGACTTTTTACCGTCGCTGCCTTCTTCGCTCTCCAAGACAATCTTAGCCTGATCGTAACTCAAATGTTCTGCTAGCGTAAGTTTCTTCACCGTCTGATCCTATTATCTACGACCACGGAAAAGGCTTTGCTTGTTGTCAGCGGATTCTTTAGAACCAGCTTTCTCAGCACCATGTCCAGGTTCTTTCTTAGAGAAAGCACCACCAGCTTTGCCGCCTGGGACATTGATGTTACCAGCATTATCTTCAGTTGGCTTACCTTTCAACAGACCGGAACCTTTGAGTTCGCCTGTTTCTGAACCAGGTGCGCCATTTTTGCCGCTGAGAATGTTAGCAGTTGTACCGCCCATGTCATTCTTACCAGCTACGATTGATTTGGTATTGACACCGTTGTCGCCCATTTTTGCAGGAGCAACTTTCTCAACGTACTCACGCACGGTTTCAAGATCGAAATCATCTTTCATTTTGTCGTCCATGCCGCCCATGTCATCATCACCCATGTCGCCCATGTCATCACCGCCTTTGAGTTCATCAAATTTGGCCTGTAGTTCATCAACAATGCTGTCTAGGTCTTGGAATAGTTCTTCTTCGGACTTTTCCGCCATGTCGTCGCCCATTTCTAGATCACCTTCTAGGTCATCTGTAGGATCGCCGCCCATCATATCTGGATCTTCGTCATCGCCTTCAACTGCGATGTCTTCAAATTCTTCGTCTACTTTTTCGTCTTCTGCATCATCATCTTTTGCAGCTTCTTCGACATCCTCGTCATCTTCATCTGTTTCTTCTTCTTCAGCGATTTCGCTGTCGATCAAAGATTCATAGATTTCACGGGATTGCTGTACCACATACTCGTGGAATAATTCTTCAGCTTTTGTTTGATCGTCGTTTACGAGATGCTCAAGCATCTGTTGCAACAGTTTTTTGTCTGCCATGTTATGTTCTCCTTTGTATAGTCAAGGCTGTAAGTTATTTAACACTAAGATTACAAATCAGGGTTAAATGGTAGTTTTTTGATTGATTTGATCTGAATATATAGTGCCCGGGAACGTTCTGTCAAAATCTTCAAAGGTGATGTGGCTGAGGTTTGACAGTGTTGGGCCCAGTTTATCTGGTATGAATGCACCGGGATCTGCTACTCTGAAGAATTTCACGTGCCTAAATTCTTTGATGGTTTTTTCAGTTTGGCTCAGCCAGTTTCCATAGTAGGTGGCAGAATCTGAGCTTTTTTTATAGTTGTGAGTGTTAGCATACACATTGTTGAATTTGCCGTTGTCA